TTCTTGCAAATCCAATTAAATTATCAACAGTATCTCCATTTGCCAGTTTAAGTGTTGCCGCCGTAAGAGCACCACCAACATTTACACCATTCGCAATATCTATACTACTTGCGGTTAATACTCCAACTGTCGTTACACCAATTACCTCAACATTTTGAGTTACATATAAATCTCGTGTCGTAGTTAATCCAGTGGTTCTCGTATCTCCATAAACATTTAACAAATGGTCTTGTGGGACGGAAGTTCCAATTCCCACAAGACCATTTGCATTAATTACGAAATTATCATTATCAACTTGAAGACCAGACCTAAAATTAAATGACTTCCTAATATTTGCCATTATTGCAACTTTTAGAGTTATTTATCTCCTAATCTCTGTTCAAGTTTTTCAACCTTATCAGAGAGTTCTTTGATTGCCTCAATTAGAAGTGGGACAACCTTATCATATTGAACTGTTATGTATTTATCATCAACTGGTGCTGGATGAACTACTTCAGGAAGAACTTTCTGAACTTCTTGCGCGGATACACCGGCATAAGTAATATCCGGATTAAATCCAAGTTTTTCACCAATCTCATTAAACTTATACGTAAATCCATTTAATGAATTAACCTTAAATAGTGCATCTGTTATTGGAGAGATATTTGTTTTTAATCTTTCGTCAGATGCGAAAGCAGTAATATCACCACCAACTCTTAGATTAGTTCCATCAAATACAAGGTTAGATGAAGTAGTAGCATTATTGGAGGAATTTTTATAAACAACCCGATTAGCACTTCCTACACTTAGATTACCAGCAGTAGTAGCAGTAGCAGCATTACCACTTGTATTCTGACTACCTCCAATGTTAACACCTGGTAGATTGATATTTGAACTACCATTGAATGATACACCACCAATATTTCTTGCTGTCTCTAATATAGTTGCAGTATCAGCATTACCGGTAAGATCTCCTGTTACATTACCAGTTACATTACCAGTTACATTACCAGTTACATTACCATTAATAGCATTAGCAACCGTTAGAGTGCTGCTCATAACAACAGCACCATCAAATTGTGATGTGCCATCAACATTAAAATTGCCATCAACATCTAATAGATCAGCTAATACATTAACTTTATTAGTGCTGTTTGCATTAAGGAATAAACTACCAGATGCAGTTGTAATGGTTCTATCATCATTATTACCTGTACCATCAGCAATTATGATTTCTCCAATGTGTGCCTCAGAGAATGGTCGTGCTGTTGTTCCAACATATGCACCCTCATCAGTATCTGGGATGATGCCAACATTAACAGTGATAACACCACCAACATTTAAGTTTTTACTAATACCAACACCACCAGTAACTACAAGTGCTCCAGAAGTGGTTCCTGTAGAATCAGTTTGATTAGCAATTTTTACTTGCCCATTTGCTTTAATTTTCCCATCAAAAGTAACAGGACCACCAAACTGTGAAAGAACCTGTCCAGAATCTCCACCTTCTACAACTAATCTTTCTTTAATTGTAACTTCATCAAATACTGCACTTAATCTCGATGGATCTTCACCAGTCACAGTTGGAACTGGAATATCAAAATTAGTTTCTTCACCAGTTGCAGATGATTTCTTCTGGTTTCCAATGTAGAAATCACCCTTGTTATTCATACCAGTATAAACAACGAGACCAGCACCCCTTTCCTGTGCCTGTGACAAGAACTCTTCCCTTTCTGTGAGTGTTCTATCCTGAACCTGTGGAAGACCCGTAGAATAGTTTCCAGGACCATATCCAAGATACTCAAATGTATGACCAGAAGCACGAATAATTGATGGTCTATGGAACTCAATTGAAGGAACTTTAATCTTTCTAATTGTTGAATTCTCAACGTGTGTTGCGGGTGAAGTAGCAAGTGCTCCACGAATAACGGTAATTTCATCTGTAGGAGTTCCACTCAGAGAATCACTTGCAATTCTCATAATTTCATTATTAATCTGAATATAAGAACCTAATGGGAACCTTGTCATAGTTCCGGCAATACCAGGACTACTTACAGAGAATGCTGTTGAAGTAGCATCAATACCACCAGATTCAGAAAGAGTTAATGTTTCTCCATCAAAAACAGTAATTGCTCTTGACTGAAGATTTTCATTTGACCTATCAGAAACACCACTATTTGATGATAATCCGTGCTTCAGAATAAATCCTGATGCTGTTCCAATTCCACCAGTAACTTCAAATTCATTAGGAATTGTAGAAAAACCAACAATATAATCTCCAGCATTGTTATTATTACTATCAATCACTCTAAACTTATTACCGACTGATAATCCATGACCAGTGGCAGTAATTGTATTTCCGACACCGGTAAATGCAATAGAAGGTGCCGTTATGAATGCATAATTATCTGAAGTAATTACCGGATCACCAGTTGTTCTTGCAATCGAAATACTATTTCTACCAGTGACACTATCAATACGATGATAAGTATCAGTTCCTGTTCCAATACCAGTAAACTGAACCACATCTCCAATATGAGATGAAATTCCACTAGCAGTAACTATAAAATTATTACTAGTTCCTGCTCCAATTACACGAGTATCTAAGAAATATGTTCCTGCAGAATAATTAGAACCACCGTTCATAATTTCTACAGAAGTTAAAGTAGTTCCGGCAACAGAAACTTTTGCGGTCGCACCTTTCCAATTACTATCAAAGGAAACAGAACTACCAACTGCATCTGCTGGTGTAGAAATTTTTACATTATAATATGTTCCCGAAGTAAATCCTACTGGTGAAGCACCAAGACTTCCAGTTACAATACTATTAAAGTTATGATTTTTATCAAAAACGATAGTTGGTGTTGTTGATGTTGGATTTGTGACTGATGCGATATCAAGACCAATACCGAGTGATGTTAATAATAAGTCGGCACTTTCTCTTGTAATACTCTTTTTAAGGTCATCAGTCTGAACTTCTCCAATTGGAGACCTTAAAGCATATGTGGTTGCTGAATTTGGATCATCATTAGGATTATCTCTATCAAGTTGTGAATACAAATCAGTTACATTTTGACTATATTTGAGATTTGTAAATTCATTCTGAATTGCATTATTAGAATTCAGTGTATAAATGTGATACACACCATTTGAATCTCCATCACTATATTCAGAAATTATCTCATTCCTATAAACATAAAGATTTGACTGTAGGTCAGTTCTCTCAAATCTTGGAAGTGATGTTGTTCTGTCATTTACATCATTTGTAAATGATCCTGGAGTTAATGTTGTTGTATATGTGAATGTTAAGTCATCAACAACAGTAACATCATATGTTCCATTATATGCATTACCACTGGAACTATTATCAGTTACATTCTTAATAGTGACTGAATCACCAACTTTTAAATTATGAGGAAGTTCTGTAACAACAGTGACTGTTGGTGATGAGAAAGAACAAGTTTTAATAAAACTTGGATTTCGATTCCAATCATAATTAGTGGAATTAATAGTAGTTCTATTCGTATCAGCAGTTCCAACATAACCAGTGGTACTAGATTCTTGAATAACAAATCCTGCTTCTGGTGTCTTTGCGTTTGCTAGTTGACTTGGAACTACAACTCTAACCTTATAAATCTTCTCATCAAGACTTCTATTATCTGCGATTCTTTTGATGATAGTTGGTTCTGATGCACCAGTTCCAGAAAGTTGTCCAGTAATAGTATTTCCAGTAGAATTTACATTAATATACCACTGACTTCCATCCCACTGAACTGGATGACCAGCATCACCAGATTGCTTGTCAGAAACTCTCGTAATAATTTTTAGATTCGTTCCACCATATACTGTAATTGGTTCATCAGAATCCGACTCTGCTTTTGATGCTGCTAGTTTAATAGTCGTATTATTTGGAGCAATCGCATAATAAACTGTGTTGGTTCTTAAATTTTCTGGTAGGTCTCCGTCATCACTAATGATAATAACTTTTTCACCTGTCGTTAAGTTATGAGTTCCACTAGACAATGTAAATACATTTGTGGAAGGAGATCCAACAGAATATTCCTCAAAAGATGAAGCACCACTTGGCATCACAATATCAGCAGAATCAGTTCCAAGATAAAGTTTATCGTTTACCTTTGCACCAACACGATAACCTTGTGTGAGAATTGGTGGTTTTACATCAAAATTATTAAATCCAAAAAGATATAATCTTGTATCATCTGATGTTTTTGAGTTATCAAGAGTCAACCAATCAATATCTTCTTCAGTAGAATCAATTGCTCTTGGTGGAATAATATGAGTGATGAATGCCTTATCATCTTTCTCAAATGCTTCTTTCTTGAATCCTTCAGAGATTAGTGATAATTGACCAAAGTTGGAGTTTGAGTTGGTTACAGAGGCATCTCCACCACTCTGTGCCTCAAAGTGCTTGTTATATCCAATTGCAAAGACAGAAACAATCTGAACAATTGCATCATTCGTAATCTTAATATGAGTTTGTTCCCATCCTTTTCTATAAACTGCCTCAGAATCTAAATGATATACTATTCCACTTGATGATGATTGTGATGATAAATCTGCACCTAATTGTGTCGTTCCTGTCGAATAGAAGGTATTTGTATATTGTCTAGATGATGGAATATACTTTACAAATGCACGATCATCTTTTTGAAGACTGACTCCAGTAAATTGAGCCACAACCATACTACGGAATCCAGTTGCTTTGGATCCATCAGCAAGCATTCCGTTCATACCCCATACAGAACGCATAGAGATATTAAAGATATAAGGAGAAGCACCAGATACGGTATCAGTTTCAATTGTAACTGTTCCTTGACTTGGAGTTGGTGAAGGATTAATAAGTGCAGGATCTGACGTTATCGTATAGAAAAATACATTGTCACTAGTTTCATCAATTTCTGTAACTTTAGTTGAAATATTATAGGCAGAATCTGATATATCTTTAATACGAATTGGTGTTCCTACATTCAGTCCGTGAGGTGTTTGTGTAGTAACAGTAATTCTTCTCGTTGATACTAATCCATCACCCGATTTAATTGATGAAATGTTTATAGGATCTGGAGCAAATGCACCAACAATTTCATATTCTGGTCTTTTTGGATCAAATCCTAAGGGATTTTCTGGGAACCTATCATCACTATCAATTTGCCTGCCAGAACCTGATGCATATGCTTGTGATAGTTTTGCATAATAAATTTGAAGATCTGTTAGACCAGTGTTATCATAATTATTCACACCATCAGCATATTCAAATACTGTGAGTTTATGGTGAGAAAATGTTGGGGTTGATATAGACTCAAAATTATCCTTTTGTGTATAAACTGTTCCAAATTCGTCTCCATCAAAAATAGAGAACTGCCAGAGATAACATGCTCCAGTAATTCTGAAAATGGCAGAATATGGAACTGAATCATCAGTTGGGTTCGGAACATAAAGAGGACGTATTTTAGTCTTTCTTAAGTCAAGACCAACAATTGAAGTTCCACGAGGGACAATTACACCACCATTTACACTATTAAACTTATAAAGATCATTATCTTTTTGAGTTAAGTCAAAAATAGAATCTAATGTTAGGGGTAGTGTTCTTACAGCAGAACCATCAGCAGTTGAAATTGTTCCTGTACTATTAATACTATATCCCGGTCTATTATCAATAACGTGCTCACCAGGCATCAAAAGAATCGTAGTTTTCTCTGTCTCGTCGTTACTATTTCCTTTAACATAAGAAAATCTCGCAGACTCAATTAATGCTCTCTGAACCGTTTTAAAAGGTCTCGCAAGTGAATTTCCTTGATTACTAATACTATCAGTCGAATCCAAATCTGATGGACTTACATATAAAATCCGACCTTCAGTATTCTTAATAAGACTGTCAAATTTGTTTAATGGCATTTTATTGCTGCTTCTATGCTATTTCTATAATTTATTTATCTCAGTAAATCTTCATCTCCATTATAAAAACTTTGTATTTCCTCTGGCAAATTTTCTGGATTTGATATCTCAATATCATCAAAGCAAGGATGACAATTTTCTAATATCAAATAATTAGAACCCTTGTAAATATCTTCTACAGAATAACCTTTATTACTATATGCCTCTCTTACTATTTCTCGATCATAAAGATATCCTACAGGCAAATCATCAAACGTAAATGGAACATCATTTAAGAAGAACATTTTGACTATCATCCTATAGTCATTATACCAACACTTCTTAGTGGTTACTGCATAAGACATAATATTATTCTTTCTTTTATTTATTTTCAGTCTCAGCAACTCTTGCTTCTAAAGAACTTAAGTATTCATCTTGTGCTTGTTGTTCTCTTGCTTCTCTTTCTGCTTCT